CACTTGACGCACTAAGCCACCGCCTGAGCCGCCAACGTCCCATATAAAAACATCTGGCTTAATTCGATTGGCATGGCCTATAGCCCAATCAGTAGCTTCATTGATTAGCCCTAGCTTAGTCTCAGTAACCCCCAATACAACACAGCCACGAGAGTATGCAAGAGCCTTAGCGTCACCAGTATCAGCTGGGTCAAATGCTAGCTTGTCTTGGCCCTCTGCGTTAAACCCTAACTTGATATGCGCATCTATACAGGCGTCGAACCATTCTGATTCTATAATTGAGTTATCTACCGTATCCAAAAATTCGCCCCTCCAAACATGGTCATACACCGCGCGAGACTTATTCTCATAGTCAAACAGCCTTTCTTGCTCTAGCCCAGACGCGGCGAACCAAGGGTTATCGTTGTAATCCATTTTAATTATTAGATGTAGATCGTCCTCGTAGTATCCGTGTCTATCTATATGGGCTTTGTATGGTACTACGAAACGCTTACTAAAAGGGTCCGCCGATGATGATGGGTTAGCAACAAAAAACATCTGGACTGAACGCAACTCATCTTCTTCAGCCTCTTGCAAGTCCCCAGGCAATCCAAACCGTGACGCATTACGGGCCGTTGGTGTTAGATTGCTTATTGATGCCTCGCTTAGCTTTGCCGCCTCCTCGATAAAAAAGCGCCTAAATCCTGCTGCCGACTTAATTGATTCGGGATTACGCGCTAGGCCCCTATATCGGAACTCTCCGCCAGAGGTGTGAAATATTGTTTTCTCTTGCACTGTAAATCCTGTTAGCCCTAAACGTTTAACCTCCTCCTTGTTTAGGGCGTGCACTGAGTCAGCTATAGACTCTTGGAATTCGCGAAGGCAATATACTTTATCCCCGTGATCCATTACGCCTGCTAGCATGATGTCAACCACACCCACAGACTTCATTGATCCTCGACCGCCATACACAATAACAAAACGCTTCTTGCTCTTGACTGCTCTCTCTAGCTTCTCTGCTGTGTATATGGTTACAGGTTTATCTGTCTCTACCCACTCACCATCTATACATTCAATTGATCTTAACAGCCTGCCATCAGGGTGCACTATACCAAACACAGTAGAATGCCGTTCGCCTGTTACCATGGCTACCTGGCTTTCAATATTTGATATTGCTGCCTCAGTTAGACGTTTTCGCATCTAGTATCTTTTCGATTGCTTGGTTTAGTTCTTTTTGTGCTTGGGTTAATGTTTTCATCTTTATCACCTTGTCGGTTTTGCTACGCGGTATTGCTTAGCTCATGTGTAAATATTAACCCCGCAACTTTAATTTATCAAGAGAAGATTTGTAAAGAAGTGTAAAGATGCACTTATTACAATCTTTGTCAAATGGTGGTATAATGGTGGAAATTAATTGAGGGCTTTATTATGGCACGTATGAGACTACTCCCAACTACTGCTGCGGCTGTATCGAATCCTTTTGCTGTACACTCAGGAGAGAGTTTAGCCGTCGTAGCTAGTGGGCTTGCAGGTGCGGAGACGGTGGTAGTGCAGATCTATAATGGAGTTGATTTTGTAGACCTTGCAGAGTCCACGGCAACAATCACTGCAACATCATTAACAACGAGCATATCATCAGTCGGCCTATATCGTGTCCGTAAAAGCGCGACGGTAGCCGCATCTGGTGTGGTTGTAGGCTAAGTTTTTGAGATGGGCAACCATTATGAGGGTAAGTTATGGCTGGCAATGGTTCGGGATTAAGTGCGGCTGATAGAAACAGGCGCATAAGGCAAGAGGCTCTTAGGGAGCAATTATCGAACAAGGGACTGGTGCAACAAGTAATTGAAATAAATACCAAAATGGCGGACTTGGCAAGCGATCTGCCTCCCGAGCATGTAACACGCTTAAAGATAGCGATGGATGTAAATCTAAAGCTGGTCGCTAAGTACCTGCCAGACTTAAAGCAAACCGAATTGATAGGCGACCCAGAACAGCCGTTAGAGCATAAACATACTGTGGGCTGGGTGCTGGAAGGCGTAAAGCCTAATGTCAATTAAGATCCAAGTTCCTGATAAGCTAGTCCCGCTTATCGTTAAGCCAAAACCATTAAAAATAATCGTGGGCGGTCGCGGTTCTGGGAAGTCAGAAGCGGCGGCTTCTTGCATGTTGAAGTTTTGTGACGATGGCGAGCGCGTACTATGTGCTCGTGAGTTCCAAAACTCCCTAGATGATTCCGTTCACTCGCTACTGAAGCGAAAAATAGAAGATCTAGGCGTTTCAACTCTCACCCCTATGGCTTCGGCCATTCAGTCCGCGAATGGCGGCGATATTGTTTACCGTGGCCTAGCCAGAAACGTCCAATCCATCAAGTCGCTAGACTACATCAAAAAAGTTTGGATCGAAGAAGGCCAGACGGCGAGCCAAGAATCAATAGATACTCTTTTCCCAACGATTCGGCAAAACGGTGCAGAAATATGGGTAACAATGAACCGAGGTTCGGTTAACGACCCTATTGCTGTAACTTACTTAGCCAAGGCAGAGGCAGAGATCACGGCAAGACGGGCCGAAGAGCTTGTTGAGTTCAATAAGCAAGACCTACAGATTGCCAAAGCATTAAGGTCGCAGATTGCAAAGCATATCAATGAGGCAATGCAGAACAATGAGCTACTGACAGCAAAAGAGATCAAGACGCTTGTGAGTGCCGCTTCAGACGCTCAAAAGATTGGTCGCTTGGCATTGGGTGTCAGCACAAGCAACAATGAGCACACGGGTCAAGGTGGCTTGCCATTGATCCCGATACTTGAGGTTCACTTCGTTGATTGATGGCATCAATATTATTTCCTAGGAAATTCCAGCCCTTATTCAAACCAGCCCGTTACAAGGTTGCCTATGGTGGGCGAGGGTCGGCAAAATCATGGAATATCGCTAGGGCATTGCTATCCATAGCGCACAACAGGCCGATTCGAGTTCTATGTGGTCGAGAGCTTCAGACCTCAATCAAGGATTCTGTCCATAGACTATTGTGTGATCAGATAGAGATCATGGGTCTTCAGGCTCATTTTTCAACAATTAATAATGAGGTTCGTGGAATAAATGGGAGCTTATTCATCTTTGAAGGCTTGCGCCACAACATCAATAAAATCAAATCATTAGAGGGCATTGATTACGCTTGGATCGAAGAGGCTGAGAAGGTCAGCGAAGAAAGCTGGAAAGTATTAGTCCCAACTATTCGCAAAGAAGGTTCTGAAATATGGGTGAGCTTTAATCCAGCCCAAGAGTCAGATCCTACTTATCAGCGTTTCATTGTCAATACTCCGCCTGATACCATACTTATGCCTGTTTCATGGCGTGATAATCCTTGGTTTCCTGAGGTCCTACGCAAAGAGAAGGACTACCTTGCAAGCGTTGATCCCGATGCTTATGCCCATGTATGGGAAGGTAAAACAATCCAGCACAGCGATGCTCAAGTTCTTAGTGGTAAGTGGGCCATAGATTTATTCGATGAGGAAGATTTGGGTACTCCATACTTCGGGGCTGACTGGGGCTTTGCTACTGACCCGAGTGTATTGATTAAGTTTTATATAAAAGATAGAGTGATGTTTATTCGTGATGAGGCTTATGGTCTTGGCGTAGAAACAGTAGATTTACCTGAAATGTTTGCAAAAATACCTGACTCTCATAAATACACTATTAGAGGTGATAACGCTAGACCTGAGATTATTTCCCATTTAAAACGACATGGCTATCCAAGGATGGAGTCAGCAAAGAAATGGGCAGGAAGCGTAGAAGATGGAATTAGCTGGATTCGGGGATTAGAAAAGATTATTATTCACCCTGAGTGCAAGCACACGATTGATGAGGCTCGGCTTTGGTCATACAAGAGGGATAGGCTTACGAATGATGTATTACCTATTTTGATTGATGCTAATAACCATTGCTGGGATGCGATTAGATACGGGGCGCAACCAATGATTAAACCTGCCAACAATATGATAATGGAGTGGGCGTAATGGGAATTTTAGACAAGCTATTAGGTAAACAAACAGAGAGCAAGTCTTATTCTGCTCCCTCCCTAATGATCCAGCAACAGGGCAGAACACCAAAATTCAACGAATGGAATACTGAATTAGCAATCAAGGAGGGATATAAAAATTCCACTTGGGTGTATGCCTGCGTTAAGTTACGCTCAAGCGCAGTTTCCTCAGTACCTTGGAAAGCGGAGCGCAAAGTAG